TAGTAGCTGGTATTTCTACAACTATCTCTAACGGATCACTATCCATTGATTTCATAGAATCTAAATCTACTCCTTGTGCCAATGGAATATCACCTGGTTTTATTTGAGATATAACAGCATTTACAGAATCCATTTCTCCGTAAGTTTCAGACATTTCACCTACTGCGTTATTAATATACATTTTTACTTCACCACCTTTCATATAATTAAATCTGAAAGCATAATTAAGAGTAATTTCACTTACTTTCAGAAAATAAAAAAAGCCTTAATTCATTTATAAGACTTTATACTAAGCAACCTAACTTATTAGATATTATTCATTTTTTTATAAACATCTTGGTACCAGTTTTCAATACTAGGTTCACTTGTTGGATCCCTATCCCATCTCTTTAACCTTTGAACAAAATCTTCTGGTCTTTCATTCACTGTAGTTGTTATACATAAGCAATTAGGATGAAATGGATACACTGGTGCTTCATCTATAGGATAAACACCTATACCTAATCCATGCTTATCAGTTCCAGTAATGTCATCACATATATCTGGTTTTGGATGCGAAGCTGAAAGTATATATTTAACTCCTCTACAACTTGGACTAACTTTGGCTGCTGATAAAGTAGCTTCGCCGAAAGCTGATGTCATTTCAGTTCTCGCAAGTCTCAAAGCTTCATAACTCACATCACTTGGTACTCTATTTCCCATTCTAGCCATCATATTTGGATATTCTGATGCTAGTGTTTTCTTTCCTTTTAGCACATACTGTTCTAATGCTCTTGCAGTCTTAGTACAATCTTTACCTTCTGATACTGCTGCTTGAATCACATCAGCCATATTCTTTCTATACTTTTGAGCTTTGGACCATATTCTATCTGAAAGATATAAACCATTTTGTGTTCTGCTCCATATAGCTTCTACTGCTCTTTCATTTACTTTAAAATATACTTTATTTATATTAGATGCAGTTATTTTATTTAAGCCGGACTTTCCTATAACATCTATTGTAATTGCTTTTGAGTATCCTGTAGCAGCTTCTATATTTTCTCTAGTGTACTTTTCAAAATTAATGGTGAGTTGACCATTTAAATTGTCTTCAGCTTTTTTTAAAGCACTATATATCTGTTGTAACTTTTTCTTACTTATAGGAGAAAGTCCTCCCTTTTTTAATTCTTTAGATATATTTCTAGTAAGCTTTATATATAGATCTCTAATTTCTATATCTTGCCTTAGTCTTAAATCTATAAACTTTTTTCTAGCTTGTAGTGCCCACGTTTTATAATCTCCAGCTATTGATTTTAATTCATCAATTTCTTTACTCATCTTTATCAACCTTACCTATTTCATTTTCTATCTCCTCCTTCTCATTCTCCAATCCTCCAGCATCATCAAGCCTATATCTAAGCATCTTAGTCTTTATTATCTTTTCTCTTTCTCCTACTATCTCTGGATCATCGCTTATGTAGTCACTCATTGTATCAATATACTTAGATAGAAAGTTCACAGCTGCTTCTTCGCTAATAAAGTTACCTGATAAAGCTTTATCTAGAGAATTACATACTTTTTCAAGAGTCTCAGCAAGTTCTTTATCATCTTTAGAATTAACCTCATCCCATCCCAAGGTAACGCTATAAGAAGTAAAATTAGCTCCTACAGATTTAGCTGACATAATTAAAATCATTCTGGCTAATGTTTGCCACTGTTCTGTAAACTGCTCTCTCTTACGCCTTATTTTATTAACCATTATTGGCATTTGTTCTTTCACACTAGCTAACGCACTTGGGGTATGGACTCCAAATATAAATTCTGGTGTTTCTGATACGTCTACTATGCAATAGAATAAAAGTTTTAATAATATCTGAGCATCTCCTGTAGCGCTATTAACCTCTACAAATGAAGCGTCCTCTCCTTCCGTTAAAAATAATATTTCATGGCCATCAAGATTTACTTTACCTCCATCTTTCGCAAATTTTACTGGATCCTCTACTCCAAAGTTATTTCTTAAAAATCCTGCTACATCTTTGAGCTTTATTTTAAGCTTAGGTGTGCTATGCATTTTACTTCCCTTGAGAGCATGCATCATAACATCATGGTAAGCTTTTAAAAGTGGCTCTATAGGTTCAATATCTGACTGTCCAAACTTCATTGTTTCATCTGGTTCATTCTTAAAATGTACTATGGGAACAAATCCCCATGGATTTTGTATTTCACCTGGTTCCATCCCTTCTGGAATATCCCCATCAACCTCAATGATCCTCTTTTCTGCCGTTATAACTTGTCTAATCTTAGCTTTCTTTTTATTACCTTCTAAATCTGTCCATTCCTGTTCACTTTTTAAGATATATGCTATAGGTTCTTTTGTCGTTGAATCTAAAATTATATCATCTACTTCTTCAGGAGGAATTATATTGTACATTAGCATTACTGGTTTATCTGGATACAAAGGATTTTCTTTTTCTTCTCTAGTAATCCATATATAACAATCTCCTAATTTTAAAGCATTACTATGGGTCCTTAACATTTTTGAAGTATTATCTAGTATAAAATCATCTAATATTGGCTGTGCATTTTCATCTTCTGTAATAAAATGTGGTACTCCCATAAATCCTACTGTACTATTTATAATAGGTTTTACAAATGAGCTTCCCAATTTATAATCATCCTTTGTATTATTGTAGAGCTGCCTAGCCACTTCATAGTTAACTTTGCTTGAATTTAAAGAATAAACTCCACCATAAGAACCCCCTTCTGATCTCATCATTTCTCCACTAGGTTTCTTCTTAAAGAGACTACTAATAAATGATTTTAACCCCATATTCGTCCTCCTTTCAGTAAAGATAAATCACTAATTCCATTCTCAGCAAATGAATATATAACGGCATCTGCTAAGTCTGGTGATTCTCCTATTCTCTTTTTCATTTCCTCTTTCTTCTCAAGATCTATCCTTCCCTTAGAATCTATTCTAAACTTTCTGTTAGATAGCTGTTTAATGAGCTTATCATTATTAGGGAGTTCTATTGTGGGTTCTTTACCTTGTACAAAGTTAGTAAAATTCTCTTCAAGGATATCTCTCATATTTCCCCACATCTCGGCTGATTTATCAGAATAGTGTTCTTCATCATTAGCCTTAGAACCATTCTTGATTGGCATAACTTCATATCCTAATCCTTCTTGTCTTATAACTTCCCTTAGCCTATCAGTTACACCTCCACCAAGACCATCATCATCAACTCTTATTTTTACTTTGTTAATATGCTTATACTCATTCTTGAATTTATCTGTGGCCCTTAATATATTACCTGTGGTCTCCATAGTATCTTTTTTAGTATACGTTAATAAATCAAATACTTTATTGCCTATTCTAGGCGCTATAACTGATTCATCATTACCGAACCTAGCTATATCAGCTCCTATATGCAGAGTAAAGTTATTATGGATATTATTAATCTTTGTTATTGTGGCTGTTTCTGCATACTCAAGACTAATAAGAGAATCACTTTCCCCTTTAGGAAACTCTCCTTCAACTCTGACTCTCCACACATCAGAACCCTCATGGTATTTTCTTTTTAGCATTTCTATATTATCTTTACTAGTTCTTGGACTCTCTAATGATGACACTTTAAATGTTTTATATAAATCTCTATCTCTATTATGGCTATCGTAAAAAGTTCCAGATGTTCTTGTTGGATTACCACACATAAGCAGCTTATTTTCATATCCAGTTAATGTTCCCAATATAGCCTCCATAATAGGATCAGCTACACCAGATGCTTCATCAACTACAAACAACATATAATCTTCATGGAAACCTTGCATATTCTCGGGTCTAGTAGCGGTCTTAGCAGTAGCCCACCAACGTTCGCTATAGCCTTTCATATATATTTTAGTTTTAGTCCATTCTAATAGATTCTCTATTTTACTACTGGCTAACCACTTAGATATTTCAGCCCATAATACATCATAAAGCTGTTGTCTAGTTGGTGCTGTTGCAATAACTTTAGGAAATGGCCTAGTACATAAATACCAGGTAACAACTATACTCTCTAATCCAGTTTTTCCTACACCTTGGCCAGAACGCACACTAACTTTAGGACTTTGAGCTAAAGCCATTAGTACCTCACTTTGCCATTTATCAGCATGAAAATTCATCATATCCTCTGCAAACCACACCGGATTATCCCAATATGTATCTAGTAAAGTTATTAATGATTTATCCATTATTATCACGTCTCTTTGCTGCTATTTCTTGTATTGTATTTGCCCATAACTTAGC